TAATTGGCCTCGACGCCACCCACTGAAATATGTCATCCATCAATCTAAACGGCGGGACTTCTTCCGCTAAATTATTATATTCCATATGCTCTGAGAATAGTGATTTCCCATTATTACCATCAATATCATATATCAAATCTATCGTTCTTAAACAAAATTCACTCGCTTTTATTTTTAATTCTTCTTGCCAAGGTCTTAAACCCCATTCATCAAACATCTTCATTTGTGTTGTTAGTGGTGCGTCTCTACTCGTCCAAGGTCCTTCTATTCTTGTATGGTCTTTCGTGCAATAATTCCAGAATGCCTCTCCCGATGAGCTATTCTTAGACGTAGTTGAAATAGCGTCCCTATGAATGATCAATCCATGATTCGCAATTAATTTATATAATCCTGTGTCTCTTACCTTTTCTTTCAAAGATATCCTACATTGGTAATGTTTGTATCCAGTGGTATCTCCCCGTTCCAATTGATAGACCCACTGCTTAGTATAAGTTTTAAAAAAAGAAGTTAAAAGATCCTTTTCAGAATTCTTTTCAGAAGAAAAAGTTAAATCAAAAACAAAACACGCCGCCATTTTCTGAATACTTAGATATTTATTTCTTTAAGTAGTTTACTTCCTCGTACTTCAACCCCCAAAAACCGCTTTTTTGCCCTTTTTTGTTTCAGCACGGTATACGATATGAAACAAAATGAAACAAATCTATTTTATGGTCTTTAAAAAAAATACAATACTATACTAATCAATTTTTAACAATTTTAAACAATTCTAAACTTTAAATTTGCCGCAAATTTAAACGCGTAAAATTAAAATATATCAGATAATAAAAATGCCTAGAATTTCCAAATTTAAGAAAACTCGCCGCCAACGCGCTCAATCTGCTGTTGACAAAAAATTCAAACGTAAAAACTTCAAACGCCGAAATGTTAAGGGCATGACTCGTGCCCGCGCTCCAATGGTAGAATGTAAGAAACGCACTCTCGGTGTGCGTAGTGGTGTTGCTGGAAGTAACTATCTTCTACCTAGTGCCTTTTTCCATTCATTTCCTTGTATATCATTCCTGAATGCAGAACAAGGTATAGGTGATGACCAAATGATTGGAAATACTATCTTTTCAAAATATTATTCAATGAAAGTCAAACTTAATTTCCCTACTGAACATCCTATTACAGATAACTTCAGAGCTCAGCTTGTCTGGGGCTGGGTTACCCAGCCTCTAGGATATACTAATACTGCCTTCTCTTCAACTGGTGCTATTACTCGTGATAAGGTCTCTGCCGCTGAAATGCATGATAGAATAACTAATGTTGTTATGGACGGATTTAATCAAAAAGTTGATCAAATGAACTTCCGTGATAAAGAAAAAACCTTGTATAAGGTTGTTGGTAAAAAATGGGTCTCCATAGATCGCCGCCACCAAATTGGTGTCAAACAGGGCGCTACTGCATACATTGATCCTGACGATGACAAAGTTAAAATAGCTAATACTGGCTCTATTCCTCCGTGGACTCATCAAGTAACATTCAAACCTATGCGTAAAGTCAGATATACATACTCTGACGGAGATGGCGACGGCTTGCCCGGGACTGGAATTCCTCACTGGTATCCTAATGAGAACTGGGTCCCCTGGGTCGGCATCTATACTCCAAATATAGGATCATACTACGAAGACGGCGGTGTCGTCCCCGATTCTGCAAAAATACAGGTTCAAGTCAATGACTGCCACTGGTATACCGATAGTTAAATCTTCTTATCTACAACGTAAAGAAGTAATCTAACGCAGAGACTGTTGGTGATGTTTAAGGCTTTAGCCTTAACGTTACCACCAGGCACGGTCTATCGTTAGATTTTATTTCCTAAAATAAATATGCTTAAAAAAAGTGTTCCAAGTGTTCCAAGGTTAAATATATATATATATCAGAAGGGGTTTTACATTCTATTACAGCGCCAGCGCCTAAAACCCCTATCCATAGAGTTCTTCATCTAATACAAATTCTTTTAATTGGTTCTCGTAGAGAGTCCATACTTTCCATCTATCCTTACTCATCAATGAAAACTCTGGTAGCGTATTCGTGAACACGAATACGCGTGGCCTATTAAACCTAATCTTCTGAGCGGTATATCTTTTATCATACGCTACTCCATTTTTAATAACTTCTATTCCTGAATAGAAATCTCCTAATTTATCTTTCTTCATGCCCCTAGGTAGGTCGAATAGATAACATGGTTTAATTGGCCTCGACGCCACCCACTGAAATATGTCATCCATCAATCTAAACGGCGGGACTTCTTCCGCTAAATTATTATATTCCATATGCTCTGAGAATAGTGATTTCCCATTATTACCATCAA